GGGTCAGAGGTGTCTTAGGCACACTAAAAAAACGCCCTCCTTTGCTTGAATTGCAGCTAGTGCATAGCGTTTGCAAATTCCACTCATCATCACTGCCACCAGCAGCTCTTGGCACAATGTGATCGACGCTGTTTGCCTCCTCCACACCACACATCTGACAAACATAACCGTCACGTTGCAAGATGCGTAGTCTTATCTTGCGCCACTTGGTTGTGCTGCCGTTACCCTGTAATGCACTGCTCATCAGTAGTAGTTCCTCTCTTGATGAAATGCCCACGCCTTGCATGGCGTTTGATAACGGTTTGTTATGTACTTGATTGTGGCATCTATTTGTCTAAATGGGTCAAGGTCACGGTAGTGCTTAGACCTCATTTGTCCTAGACCATAGTGTGAACCATTACGAGCTGTGTATGACCAACGACTTTCTTTGGTAATGATCTTATTGAAACATTGGAACTCTTTGTAATTAAGAATTCTGCTGTGTGCATAAAGCTTTAAGTGATCTATTGAATAGTTAGCTGCATTTGCTTCTAGTGTTGTCGTTATTGAAAGCAATGCCGCAATGGCATAGACCTTGCCCATTAGCCGATTGCGCCCTTGCGAGCTACCCGCCTCAGCGGCTCGCTTCAAGCGAAACCAGCGTACCAAGCCTGTCAAGGTTAACAGGTTATTGAGCGTGCTGTTGGGCGTTGCGCACACCCTGTGCATAACCTCTGTGGATAACTTCATGACTTACCCGCCCAACCTGTGCCCTTAAACACGATTGCTGGCGCACCGTAAACTTGACGCATCATGAACCCGCAGCAATACGGTGTTGTGTGTTCTGCAAGCTTCTCTGTTATTTCATAGCTGATGTTGCACGCTACACATTGATACTCATACGTCGGCATCTGTGCTTCCTATCTGGGCAACACCCATTACCTCACATTTGGTGCATTGAATAACCTCGACGCCTTGTGGGAGGTTGTCTGTGATCTTATGTACCAGCTGCCGCGTTACCTTTTTACAAATGCGGCACTCAAATTGCACTTGTTCCATAATTGGATTTCCTCAAATTCTCAATAGGTTGCAGGTTAATTTGTGTGACCCACCAAGTCGGTTGCTTGCTGTGTCGGTATCGTGGCTTCTGTGCCATTGTGACTGGTATCCAGCCTGCTATGTAGTAATTGGGTGCTGTACCTGTCACCAGCACTGCAATGTCATTTGGTCTGTCGTACTCATAGACGATTAGCTGCCCTAGCTCGTACTTTGTCCAGCGCACCTCAATGCCTGCGCCAACATCTGCCTTGCGCTTGCCTTTGTCCTCAAATGGGTCAAATGGCAAACCAAAGTATTTGGCTACTGCCCACTCACTGCCAATTGACTCTGCTAACTCCGCCAAATAAGTCATAAATGATGTTTCGTTGTAATGACCTTTTGACTCTAGCAAGTCGCCTTTGTCGCTTGTGATCTTGACAGCTGCAACCATGCACACACACATTTCATTTGCTGTGAGTTTTATTTTCATTAGAACTCAACCAAAATTGAAGGAAATGGCGCAGCTACTTGACCATTGCCAAATTTAAGCCTGCCTTTAATAAAGGTTACTTTGTGGCGTATGGCGTAATCGTGAAACCATTGCGTGTCAGTACGAGCTGGTAAAAGCATGACAATTGACGCATGCTGTGACTCCTGGTGTGCTTTTTTGACCCACTCTTTAATGACTCGACCGTATGGAGGATTGCACCACACACTCTCACCAGCCCATGACATTGCTAAACCGTCACGCAACGCTGGGTTGTCATGGTCTAAACCAAACCATTTGGCTGTCTTGTGATTTGATAAACTAGCTGCAACATCAAGTGTGAAATTGTGTATCTCGTCCAATTGATCAAATAGAGCTTGCGGTGTTGCCCAGTCGTCCGTTTGACTGACTGGCATGTACGCGCTCACCGACAACCACCGCAAAACCAAATAACCTTCTCGTGTTTGTCATAGCCTTTTTGGTAGCCAAATGAGTCAAGCTTTGTAATCTGTGAGCATTTGTCACATTGCTCTACTTTGTACTCAGCAATTACTTCACCATTGCAAAGCAGCTTGCACGTCATTGTTTTGACGTCGATCATCTCCATGTAATCGCTCATAATACAAACCAAACCATGACAATGACCAAAACAATTTCTGCAATAACTAGCAGCTTGACCAATTGTGATTTTGTCATGGCAAACGCACCACCCATTGCCCTGTGCTGCCTAATTGATACCAAACAGGCTCACACTGATTTGCTTTGGCTTTCTCAGTGCAAAAATACCCGCCCCAAGCTTTACCAGTTTTGGCTGACTCGCCTGTTTTCCAAACGCGTGTGCCGTGTTCGCAACGTGGCTTTTCCTCGACCAGTTGACCGCCCAATTGATTTGCGATCTCGTCTATTGATGAACCCAGCGACGGTATGCCTGATTGCTCGGCTTCTGCTGCTGTGGCGTAACTAGGCACGTCACCGTGCTTTGTTGTCCAATAGTCATAATCAGCCTTGACATCAGCTGTGGCAACCTTTGTTGATAGCTTCTCGACCTGTTCCATTGTTTCGCGAGTTGCCTTTTCTGTCCCGCCCATGACCAATGCCATGACGCGCATCAAAGCTGAGGTCGTAGTGTCCTCGACGAACCAGCGTTTCATGTTTGGGTTGTAAGCTGCAATAAAGCCGTATGCGTAATCAATGCCTGCTGGCTCGATCTCTGACTGATTGCGCCAAGCTTTAGCCTGTACGAGTATGTAGCCTTTTTCAGCATTGAACTCGACAATGTGTGCCTGCAAACGACCCTCTGGGTACGTTAAATTCCAGCGATCTGTGCGCTCTTTGTTGCCCTCATAGTTATCAAGAAATGCCATTAGTCAGCCACCTTGTTTGACATGTGACGGCTAATCGCCTTACGGCGTGCCATGCCTTCTCGCTTGCCTTCCTTAAAGCCTTTCGCATAACCAGCTGCACCGCCAAGCACCATAAGAAAGATTACGCCAATCAAACGACCCAAAGTCTCTGGGTCTAATAGATCAAGTACCATGAAATTCTCCCGATTTCTAGGCGGTAAGTGTTACCACCTGAACTCAGGGTGACGCATGATCGGCGCGCGGTCAAGAACCTTGCGTGTTTGTCGGCGTGTCCTGTGACTTTGGCTTGGATTTAAGTCCATTGCCAGCCAGCACACCGCCTAGCGAACCTGTAAGAAAGATCGCAAGTGTTTTAAGCAAGTCAATAAATGCAGCGTCATTGGGTGCTTGTGCCCCAATTGGCTGTGTGACAAAGATCAGTGCATAGGTAATGCCAACGGTTACAACCAAAAACACCGCAGCTAGTGTTGCCCCAATAATCAGGATTAATTGCGCGTGTACTTCCTCTGGTGATTTGCGACGTGCTGGCTTATCACGGGTCAATGCCAAGTAGGTCGTCAGTGCATGTTCCAGTTGGGAGGCATTGCGGTTTCTGACACTCCGCTTTTGACCAGTTGTCGAATTCTTGACACTCATAGCGCGTCCAGCCTTGATACCCGCAAGCGGACAGGATTAGTGCAAGTGCCCAAACCAACCCTGCCGCCGCAAGTTTCTGGCTACTTCCCCAAGTTGCCAAAACTTTTGTCTTGTGGATTAAGCCAGCGCAAAATGACTGGTGCAACAGCTGCAACGCCTGCCATTGCTAGTGTCTTTGGGTCAGTCACACCTGCCATGTATAGGGCAAGTGCTGCTGCCATAAATGATCGCGCCCATGAGGCTGCTACGGCTTTTGCTTGTTCCATTTTTTGCTCTCCTTTTTGACTGCGGCTGCTTTTGCAGCTGGTGCATCTACCTTTGGAAATTCGCCTTTGTATGGCACAAATTTAGGTATGCCAAAACCGACGATTTCCTTGCCCTCTCCGTACGATCTGACCTTGACCATAACCATGCCACCATTGCGTTGATCGCCTGTCCCAGACGTATTGCCTTCAATGGTCAAACATGTTTTTGTGTCAATGAGTCCGACAACAATGCCAATGTGTGAAATGCGATCTACGCCGTCATGTGGAAAGTCCATGAAAGCCAAGTAGCCAAGCTGAGGCATAGTTGACCAGCGTTGCATTTCCTTAAATTTATGTGCGCCAACAGCTGTGCCAACAACGCTGTGGATTTTGACGCCAGCCTCATTTGCACACCAATTGACAAATGAACCGCACCACGGCAAACCGTCCGCCTTTGTAAATTTGCCGTATTTTGTGAGGTTGTCGCCTTCCTCAATTGTTCCAACCTCAGCAGCTGCAACCTCGATCAGTCGGGCATTTGTGCCGATTGGGTAAATGCTCACAGACCCAAAGCCTTCAAGTCGTCTGCTGTTAAACCAAGTGCTTCAAGTTTTGCTTGTGCAGATTGTCTTGCTGCCTCTGCATCAGCTTGCATTTGTGCCGCCTTTGCTTCTAATGCTGCTTTGGCTTGATCTAATTCTAACTTAGTAAAATCTTTGTTAGTAAAAGTTTGCCCATCATTAGAGCGGATTACAAAATCGGTCTCGTCACCGTCGATCGTAGCTTCTGTAATGTTGTGCTTTTCTTTTAGTAATTTGTAAATGAAATCAATTTTCATTATGCACCAATTTCCATAAGAGTTAAACTGATTGGGAAGTTTGCGCTATCTGACGCATAAAAAGTAAATCCACCCGCTTGCTTAAACTGTAATTTGTAAGTGGTGGCAGATGTTGTGGCAGGGCTATCGTAAGTAACCATTGTAATTCCTGAATAAATGTCACCGACAAGAGTACCGCCCGATCCACCCGAAACGTATTTTCCCGTCATACCTTGACTAATTTCGGTGCTTCCTCGTACTGTGTTAACAAACGCGTAACCAGTTCCACCAGTCGTTGAAACGTAAGCCGCAGGTAAATTCGCTATCGCTAAAACCTTGCTTGACGCCGAACTCGGTGTGATTGTTGCCGACGCACCTGTGATGTCCACGAAAGTTGTTGATGTTGTTGTCCGTACGGCTGCGACGATTGTATTTACTACTTGCAAAATCTTACCGCCGCCTGCGGCTGCAGCCCATTTTAGACCTGTGGCTGTTGATGAGTCAGCTGTCAGTACTGTGTTGTTTGCGCCTACTGCAAGTCTAGTTACTGTATCAGCTGCGGTTGCTGCAACAATGTCACCTTTTGCGTCCACAATACTTTTTGCAATTGCAGCGTCAGCGTTAGTTTTCATTTGTGTGTCAACGCCCTGCAATGCAACCTCAAAATCAGCAGGTAAGTCCGTGACTAAATCACTCGGCGTTGGAAGTACAAAACCATAGTTCGTAGTTGGGTTTGCCATGTTTTTCTCCTTATCAGACTACTATTGTCGCACGCGCCCAGTCGAGTGTTGGCGACACGCCCGACCAAGTAAATGCAGCTGAGATTTCGTCCCATTGCAAAGCCTGCAATGAGTAAGCCGTTGGTGAAATGTTAAGAGTGATCGAGAGTTGGTTGTACGACGCTTGAAATGACCAGCCCTCGACAAAGCCCTGAAAGATACCGCCCATGTTTGCTGGCAGATCATTGATTGACAATGCCTCACCCATAAACACGCCAATGAGGTTGTCGCGGTCGCTGTCGTCTAGCTCTGGGTTTGTCAGGTCAAACGTGATCTCACTAAAGATTGCCTGCGGTGTTTTGCGCAATGCAAGGTAAAAATTGGCTTGCTGGGTTGCATCAGCTGAGTTGTGCAAGGTTGTTGAAATAATTTGGGACAGCGTGCCGTATTGCAAAATCGAGTCTGCGTCGCTGGCACTTTGCTCTGCACTGCTGGTTGCACCGTATTGGATAGTCAGGTTATTTCGTACGTCGCCTGCCCTTGTTTCAACGCGCAAACCAGCTGCGCGTGCTTGGTTGGCTGTCAGCTGTACATAACCATTGTTTGACAGGTACAAACTGCGGTGTGTTGCATCAGCGTAAGAAATGCGCCCAAATGCGTCCTCGTAAATGTAGCCAAGACCTGACGTTGCAAGCTTTGATACCAAAGAATAAACGTCTGTGCGCTCACTAGACCTAGCAGCTAACTCATAATCACCAGGGCGGTCGATCTCACCCAGCCCAACGTTTTCTGCTGTTGCCCATGTTGTTGTTGGGTCATAATCTGCCCACGTTTCAGCTGCTGGGACTTCTGCCCAAGTGTTAAGCAATAAGTCTGACAAAATTTCCCAGATTTGATCGCCGTCAAAATCTTTAGACAGCACGCCATTTGTCAACGCCTTTGGCAAACGAGACAACGCGCCAAGTGCTGTGATGCTGTATGTCTGGGTGAACATTGTGCTGCCTACGTCGCGCACCTCGACCGCAATGTCAACAACCGTGCCACCAAAAATCGGTACGTATGTGCTTGATGTGTCCTGCACTTGCACTGAAATGCTGCTGTTGATGCTGACAGGTATCGTGGCTTGATTGACGTCCAGCAGCTGCAAATTGACGTAACCAGCCTGCGCCTGCTCATAAATGTTTGTGCGACCCGATCTGATTGTCAGGTTAGCCAAAACCGCGTCAGTGTAAGAAACGCCGTCGATCTCTACCAGCCAAACTGGCGTCCATTGCGTCATGTTAAATTGCCACCAAGTTGGTCGCGCCGCCTGTTCCGCGATAGTAGCTGTTGTTTAATGTGTCAACGATTGTGCGTGCTGTGCCTTCCTTATCAAACGCGCCAGTCACGGTCAGGTTGATTGTTGTACCGACGCGGTCTTTTTCCTCACCCATACGGAAACGTCCAGCATCAAATGAACCAATACCGCTAGACGTCGCAGCGGCAGCGGTCGCAGCCACTTTTGCAGCTGTTGAAACACCGCCACCGCTTGACGTGGTCGTTGCGCCTCCGCCTGACGGTGCTGAAATCTTAGGTATTGTCGTTGTCGTTGTTGGCACTGTTGGTGTCTTAATTGTTGGCACGCTGACCGTTGGTGTTGAAATCTTGCTGACGTTTGGCAAAAACGGTATTGCGTTATAGGCAGAAATTAAAGCATTGATACCTGCAACCGCACCTGAAATTAAGCCGTTGAGAATTTTGACAACACCAGCAATGACGTCAATAACGCCGCCTGCGATTTTGCCTGCTACCTGTAAGGCACCGCCCAAAACCGTGCCTATGACTGGTGCAACATAGGTTGCGATCAACGCCCCAAATTCCTTGAAAGTGTCAAGGTTGTCACCGATTGCATCTCGAACATACCCAAACGCTTTAATCATGCCATTGATGATCGGCGTAAATACGCTAGTGATGATGTTGCCAAGTGTTGTGATAACACCACCAAGACCATTGCCGTTGAGGCTAAAAGCACCGCTAAATGCGTTAATGATTGGCAAAGCATTGTTATTGATAAAACCCATAAGCTTTTCAAGGATTGGCAATAGCGCAAAGCCAATTGTTTCTTTAGCCTCATCAAATGCAATTTGCATGCGAGCAATGCGCCCTGCGTAAGTGTCAGCGTTACGAGCTGCTGCACCGCCAAACAGGTCTGACAATTTGCCCTGCACCTGAGTGAAATTCATGGTCTTTAATTCGGCAGCTGATAAGCCAATGCCTAGTTTGCCCAGTGATGCTGTATTGCCGTCATAAGCCTTGCCCAAAGCATTTGCGACGCTTTCCAGCGGTTTGCCTGTGGCTGCGCTGATGTCTAAAGCTGTGGCAAGTAGTTGCTGTGCCTTTTCTGTATCTGAGGTTGATCTGACCAACCGTCCCAAAGCTGGGCGCAGCTCATCATCTGCCACACCAGTTGCCAAAGACATTTGCAAGATTGATTGCTCAGTGGCAGCAATTTGTGCCTTTGTAGCCCCTGTGGCGTTTTCTAAGGCGACGGCAAGCTGTGTTTGTGCCTTCTCGTCCTCGATTGCCGCCTTGACGCCTTCAACGCCGATCTTGATTGCGTAAGCACCAGCGGCAGCAGCAGCAGCTGCAAAAGCCGCGCCAACCATTTTGCCAACCTTGCCCATTTTGTCGCCAAAAGTGTCAACGTCTTTGCTGGCAGCTTTAAGCGATTTGTTGAGGTTGTCAACGTCTCCAAGTATGGAGAGTTTAAGGGTACGACTTAGACCAGCCATTATGCGTACCTCTTAACTATTTTTCCAAAAGCTTCTTCCCATTTTTTTACAATGTCTGGTTGCACTGATCTCAATGTCGGGTAAATAAACCAACCGCGTGAACCTCCACGGCTTTCTTTACCTGACCATACTGGGAACTGCTTGTATTTGTTTGACCCAAACTCATACCCGCCCCAAACCTGCTGAGTCGTACCGCCACCGCTTAATTTTTGACGTGCAAAGCCGTAGCCGATCTCACCAATTTTGGAGGACTTGCGCACTGATGCGCCCTCAGCAATTATCTTTGATGCGCGGTTGTTGCGCTGACCAGCTGTGGCAATAACTTTTTGCTTGACAAATTCAGCAAGCTCAGAAGTGACCTCTTTGGCTTGGTCTGTTGCTTCCTCGTCCATAGCCTTGAAAGATCGAACAATGGCGCGCAGCTCAGCCCTGTCATAGCTGATTGCATCTTTAGCCATTTGCTCGCCTTTCCAAAATCTCAATGACGGTAAGTATGTCCTCGGCTGTCTCAAAAACATCTGGGTGTAGCCCTGTTGCCAGAGCTACCTCCCAAACTATTCTGCTAAGGCTTCCGACGGCGTAGCTTTTGGGTTTGCCTCACCTACGATTACCTCAGCAATACCTTCTGTCCAAATGTCAATGGGCTTGACAGGCTTTCCAGCTGCTTCACGCTTCATGGCGTGATAGGCAAGAAATACTAAATCGGAAATGCCGATCTTTTCCTGTGCCTGCGCAATTGTGTGTCCTGTGTGCTTCTCCCATTTGACCCACTCTGGCGGTGCAGCTGTGTAAGTGATCTGATCGCCGTTTGTGTATTCAATTGTGATTGGTAGTTTCATTTTGTCTCCCGATTAGTAGTTTTTAGCTAAATGTCTCAGTAGGTGTTCCCACTACGACAAATGATAGGTCAACGGTCTGTGCATCTGGTGCAGCACCGCCGACGCTTGGAAACACTGGCATTACGTTAAATGCAAAGACTGCACCTGTCACGGCTGTCATTGAAACTGCCAGAGTTGTGTTTGGTGCTGTTTCGCAAGCTGTCCAAAGTGCCTCGCAAAGTGAACCTGTTGCGCCCCAGTCAGCAAGCATTGAAATGTCAAAAGTCCATTGATCGTCAATGTGCTTGTAAGCCTTGCCGTCCAATGTTTGGTATGTCTCGACGGTTGGGCTGTTCGCAAGAGTTGCGCTGGTCGCCTGTGCGTCATAGTTAACGGTTGCAATGGTCACGACTAAATCGCGACCAGTTATGATTGTCGTTGGCATTTTGTCCCCTATGTTGTTTGAGTGTAATAAGTCGAAACGTTTATGTCAGCGACAAGCATTGGAGACTGTCCTACTTCCAACACCGTTGGCTTTTCAATTACGCCTACGACGTATCCTGCGGGCATTGCCGCAAGAATTCCGATTATGAGCTTTTCTAGATTGTCCAGTGACCCAGCATTGCTGTTGCTGGCGACAATGGCTGTAATTGCAAAATTAAGTTTGACCTGTGTTTTTGCCTTGCCAATTAACACGACTTCCATGTATGGGCTGTCAGGTACGACAACAATGGCTGGCGGTATTGGTGACTCAGGCACGCTCGGATACACGTTTGCAGATAGCGCGCTAAAGGCGTTTGCTAGAGCTGAACGTGTCTCGGCAATTGAGTTTGCTGGCATTTATTGAACCACTGTCTCGGCGTCCAAATAAGGCATAAGCAATGTGCTGACGCGGTTGGTCAAGCTGCGACCCATGCGGTATGGCGAACTGGCAAAGTCCACGCCCTCGATCTGTCCACCAGCTGCAACGCGTGATTGAAAGACCTCAACGCTAACAGCCAAAATTGCTGACTCAATTGCTGGTGTGCTGGCATAAATTTGAGCAGCTGAGTAACCTGACAATGTTGCCTTGCCGTTTGGCACAATTGGACGCAATGTGACGTCTGCATTTGTAAGTGCAGCTGTGAAGTAATAAGGCGCGGCGTCAACGACTGTAAAAGTCGCGCTAAATGGTGCAGGCAAACCTGTCACGATTACTGATTGACCAGCTACAAAATAATGCTCACGGATTGTAAAAAATGTTGCCACGTTGTTTTCTAGCTTGTAAGCATCAATGCCTGAAACGTTTGCAACCAGCATTGGCAAAATGACGTCCTCGCTGGTGTTAATGATCTCGTCTAAATAACTGTCGCTGTAAAGTGAAACGGACACGCCAAGCACCGTGCGCAATTGACTTGCTGTAACAATGGCTGGCATGTCCGTTTCCTTTCGACTGCTGCGGCGAGATCGGGAGAACCCGCCGCATGATTAGTTAGTGGCTAGTTATCAGGTCTTGTTGATACCAAACGCGCCTGCACCGATCTTGGTTGCAATTGCGCCGTATCCATAAACCATGACTGAGATTTGACCTGACGCGATTACGTCTGCACGCAAACGGTATGTTGGTGACTCGTACCATGTGTAAGAGCTTGGGTTGACGATCAAAATTGAGTCGTCTTTGTCTGTGTCATTTGCTGACGCGACGTTTGCTGTGACGTATAGATCAAGACCTGCAACGTTTCCACGAATTGAGTCTGGGCGTACAACACCACCAGCATTGCTTGGCTGTGCTGCGTTGTAAATTGGACGACCTGAGTCGTTAAGTGTCATGAGGTTTGCCCACTGTGATGTGTTAGCGATCATGTTGCGAGCAAAGCCGTTTGTGTTTGCATAAACTGATGCTGCACCGCGAGAGACAAAACCAAGCAACTCAGCAGCTGTTGGGTATGTAGCAAGTGTTGTTGCATCTGCTGTTGCACCAGTGGCAATTGCTGTGTGTACTGCTGTGTCTGTCGCCTTTGCATAAGCTGCTGCCATGTTTGACAATAGCTCGTTAAAAAATAGCGGTGATGTGCGATCAAGTAGCTCAACGCTAAATGTTTGCTGTCCTGCGTACTTTGCAACGTTAACTGTTACAAATGCAGCGTTTTGATCTGTCTCGCTTGGTGTGCCTGCTTCTGATGTTGAGGCAACGGTCGGCATAACGGTGATTTTCGGAATTTCGAAACTCATGCCCGCGTCAGGTAAAACTCCACGGCTGATTGCGTCAATGCTTGATCGTGTTGTATTTGCAAGTCCGTTGATAACTTCTGTCAACTGACGTGTAGGCACAAGACCCGCGTTGTCTGTTGTGTCATCTGCCGCTGCGACATACTGACGTGCTGACTCCTCGCCCATTGATGCGCGGATTGTATTTTCCAAATACTTTGCAGCTGTGAACTCTAGGCGTGGCTTTGATGTCCAACCACCTACTGCTGGCTTTGCATTTGCTGTTACTGACTGTGCGGCTTCTACCGTTTCGACGGCTTCCGCTGGTGTAACGGTTTGTTCCACTTCGTCGTCCTTTTCTGTTGGTGTTGCATCTGGCTCAATTGTTGAGTCAGAAATCTCAGGCTCGTCGCCTGTTGTAGCTGCGACCTCGTTAACGCGTGCTGATCTAATTGCAGGCTCTGACGTTAATGCAACGCCAGTCATTTCGCCCTTGATGATGCGTACTGTTCCGTCCTTCAAGGTTTCATACTCGTCAAAATAAACCTCAACGCTGAAACCGTCGCGCAAACCCTCGGACGCTTCCACAAGTGCATCTGTACCAGCTGTTGTGTTGGCGATCTTAAATGTTGCGTCAATTCCTTGATCGTTTGCCTCGATTGACAATGTTTTGCCAATACGACGTGTGCGGTCATGCTCTAGGTTGAGCAAAACAGGGACGGCATCAATGCTGCCCTTAGCAAATTGCACCTTGCCAATTGATGCGTTTCCAGTCTCCTCAAATGTCACAATGCGACCAGTGATCGTACGGCTATTTGAGTCAGCTGCTGTGATAGCAATTGGTGTAATGAGTTTTTTCATAACAACATGTCCTCCTCTGCGCGAATTTCCTCGATCGACATTGCGCCGATACGATTTAAGATTTCATAAACCTGCGCGCGCTCGTAAGGATTGCCACGCAAGAAATTGTCTAGGTCAAACATGACTTTGTTACCTGCTGGCGTAAAATCAGCAAATGATAAACGTTGTTCAATGATTGACATGTATGTGCGAAACGCAAAGTCAACTAGGTCACGCCGCTTGTCTAAAGCGTTTGCATAAGTAAATGATGATTGCTGGCTGTCTGTGAAATAAGCAGGTAAACCACACGCGCGTGCTAATTCAAGCGAAACATAGTTTCTGGCTTCATTAAGCTGCAAATTTTTTGGGTCAAAGCCAACTGACTCCATTGT